CCACACGACGGCCGTGCTCGTCGTCGCCCATCGCTCGCCGTCGGCGTCGGCGTAGAGGTACCACCGAACCTCCTGCTCACCGGGCACGAGCGAGCCCACGGCGTGGTAGCCCGTGGACAGATCCTTGACCTTCTCGCCGATGGGCCGAAGCTCGAGGCCGCGCGTCAGCAGCATCGGCCCGCGCAGCGACTGGAACGCGACGCCGAAAGGCCCCTCGACGATGCCTGCCGCGTTCGTCGCGCCGACGTCGGACGAGAGCAAGCGCGGGCGTTGGATGCTCGAGCGGTTGCCCGCTGCGTCGCCGGGGTCGCCCACGATGATGTAGATCCGCGTCTGCTTGAAGACGACGATCTTGTCGTCGAGCGCCGCGAGGCCGACACAGTCGCCGCCCTCCTGCGGCACGTCGATCGAGAGTTCGTCGGCGAACTCGGGCGCGACGCTCGCCGTGATCGGCTTGGTGCAGAGCACAGAGAAGCGCGCTTCGCTCGAGAGCGCCCACAGCCGCTGTTGAGTGCTCACGATGTCCACGAGCCCGCCAGGCGCGACGGCCTCGAGCTCATCGACCGTGTACGGCTCCGGGTACGCGACGGTGGTCGCGGTGAAGTCGCGCACGAAGTACGCGATCGATCGCGGGTAGAGCGCACTCGTCGTGGCAGCCTGCGGCATCTGGAACACGACCGAGTCGGGGAAGTCGTTGTCGATGTCGGGGTTCCAGATGCGAGCCACCACGCGTCGATCGCTCGCGTCGTCGCCCTGCGACTGGATCACATCGATGTAGTACGAGCGCACCTCGGAGCCGTAGAGCGCGAGCGGCATCGGGATCGGGCACGCGAAGAGGAACGGCACCCAAGTCAGCCCGCTGTTCACGCCGATTCCGCCCGTGAGGATCGTGCCGAGCTGCTCGCTCTCGGCGCTGCGATGCTCGCGCCCCTGCATGTCGACCCATCCCCAGATCACGCTGAGGTAGAAGGTCAGCGTGTTGTTCGTGTTGACGATGGCCGAGATCGCATCGCCTGCCTTGCCAGTGTTCCACGGGCGATCGGGGCGCTGCGGCGTGAGCTCGGTCGTCAGCTGCGTGTCTGCGCACACGGCGCCCGATCCGCTCGCCCAGATCGTGAGGTCGGACGCCTTCGTCGCGCGACACGGCGCATGCTGCGCGGTGCGGATGCGCGCGTGGTCCAGCTGTAGCCCCGTGATCTGCTGCGCCGGGCCGTCCGGATTGTTGATGTCGATCGACGTGACGACGGGGTACGCGAAGTGAAGGTCGCCGTCCGAGTCGGCGACGAGCGGGATCGTCCAGTTGGAGATCGGCCCGTTCAGCGGATCGTCCGAGCCGTTCAACGTGTTCGACTCGCACCACAACGCATCACTAAACGCCGCGTGCGGCGCGGCGGTCCACGTCGTCGCGAGCGAGTCGGAGATGTCATCGAACGAGAGCAGGAAGCCGCGCCTCGATGCGAAGCCCTGCACGGGCAAGATCGCGCGGTAGTCCTGGCCCGCCGAGCCGTAGAAGATCGGCTTTCCGATCACGGCGACGTTGGGCACGAACGACGTTTCCGTGCTCGTGCGGATCGCTGCCGTGACGGTGCCCCAGATCGTTGGCGTCGCGGTGCCGTCGTAGCCGAAGAGGTAGCGGCCCGAGAACGCTGCGAGCACGCCGCCGCTCCCGTCGGCCGAGCCGAGCGCGACGCGGAGCACCGTGAGATCGGGCGTCGGAAGCGTAACCGTCGTCGAGTAGCCCGACGTGGCACCGGAGAGGCTCGGCGCCATGCCCCACACGACGCCGTCCAGCTGCGCGATGTACAGCGTGTTGGAGACGGGCTCGAGGTAGCACGCGAGCCCGCGGTCGCGGCCCGCTGTCGTGACCGTGTAGCCCGTGACGGTGCCGTCCGCGGCGACCGAGTACAGCTGCGTCCCCGCCGCCGTGCGCCACACGGCGTAAGCGCGGAAGGTGCCGCTGTACCCCGCGTGGTTGGGCGTCCCGCACACGTCGTAAGGCGTGTCGTCTAAGATGCGGCCCGTGGCGAACGCGGCGCCGCCCGTGAAGGTGTAGTCCCCGTCCGCCAGCTGGTAGAGGTCCCATCGCATCGCCGTGCGCGACGTCTCGCCGATCACGATGAAACAGCGCCCAGCGTTGCCCGTCTCGAGGCCGACGACGTGCGCGCTTCGCACGTAGCCGGTGAGCGGCGCGGGGCCCGAGAGTACGCGGATCCGATCGCCGGACACGTCGTAGAACGCGCACCAGACCTGCGCCTTGGTGGCGTCGAAGTTGTCCCCGGTGCGGTCGAGCATCATCGGCTCGTCCATGTCGGTCCACACGACGCACGCGATGTTCTGCACGACCGCGATAGAAGAGTTCGCCGTGATGAGGCGCCCGCGCACGATCGGCGTGATCTTCTCCGAGCTCGTGCGCGGCTCGGTGGTGTTCTGCCGCGCAAACGTCGTCTCCTGCGGATCGAAGCGCATCGAGCCGCCTGGCCCGTTCATGTGCAGCATCCCGGACACGTCGAGGACGTTGTTTGCGAGGCCGATCTCCGTGGCCTGCGCGATCTCGGACGCTGGGCGCCGCTTCGATGCGCGCCCGCGCTTGTCGAAGCGGACGTTCGTCGAGAGCGTGTTGCCTTGGACGTACGGCGCCGCCTCGGCCTCGCTCATGGAGACGCCGATCGGCACGCTCACGATCTGTCGCTCGAGCGTCACGGGATCGGCCCTCCGAGAAGACCGCTCACGGCTGCCGCGAGGCGCGTGATCGCGTCCTGCGTCGTCGTCGGCGTCGGCGATGCCCACACGGATCCCGAGCCGCCGAACGCCGACGCGTCGGAGGCCGCCGCTTCGTTCGTGCGCGCGTCAGTGTGCACCTGATCGAGCAGACGTTGCACGGCGCCCTCGAGGCCTTCGAACTCAGGTCGACCGCTCACCTCGAGCGTGTAGCGTCCAACGCCGCTCACCACGTCACCCACGAGCCGATCTCGTCGGCGTCACCGTCGGAGATCGTCGCGTTGCGATTCTCGTCGCGCAGCGACACGGAGAGCATGCACGTGCGCAGCGCCTCGGCGCGCTTGGCCTCCCACACGCTGGCGTCGGTCTCCTCGGCTGCGAGGATCGCGCACACTGCGTCCAGCACGATGTAGTCGTCCATGCCGGGCGCGCACGTCAGCGGGATCGTGCTCGAGATCGTCGGCGGGTCGGGGATGTAGTCCACGCGGATCGTGTACGTGCTGTCGGGCGCGGGAAGAAGCTCGATCGACGGCGCCCCGCCAAGCGCGACGTCAGCGAGCCGGTACTTCGCCCACGATCCCCACTGTCGCCCCGCGAGCCTCGCGCGGTCGCGCGACTCGAAGCGGTAGAGCGGCGCGTGGAACTGCACATCGCGCTCCCACGTCACGCCGCGCAGCTGCCAGAAGTCGGACGGCAACGTGTAGACCGACACGCCCGCCGACGTGATGAGGGAGACGTTCTCGGAGAGGAACTCGCCCGCGCCCTCGCAGAGCTTCGCGTAGAGGTCGCGCAGCGCCTTGTTGAGCATGCCCTCGATCGTCGCGTCCGTGGGCGTCGGCGCGTACACGGTGTCGGAGAGCGTGCGGACGCGAGACGTGAGCGTCGAGAGCGTCACGGAGAAGGCCATCGAAGCACCTCATAGCAGCGGACGGAATCGAACCGTCGACCTCGCGGGTATGAGCCGCGCGCGCGACCATCGCGCATCGCTGCGACGACGCGGGGCCCCGAAGGGCCACTCACGTCAGTAGCCGATCGGGCACATGCAGAGCATCACCGTGAGCTCGCCCGAGACGACGTTCGTGGCCGAGCCTCCGGAAACCATCGTCACCGTGAGCACGCCCGTCGATCGGTTCACGCTGCCGCGCGTGGTCCAGTCGCCCGAGCCGAGGTTGACGTTGACGTTCCAGTACGCGAGGCCGTTCGCGCCGTAGGTCGGCACGTCCCAGGTGAACGCGTAGATCCCGGTGCCAGTCCTCGCGACCGTGACGGCCCCGCCGATGCTCGGTCCGTAGACCGTCGCCGTTGGATCGCCGCTGCCGTCCGTGGTGATCGTGAAGGCGAGCACCTTCGCGCCGCCTCCAAGGTTCATGGTGGTTCCGTGCTTCATCGTCGCACCTCCTGTTCGTGATCAGCGATCACGTGAGCGAGAGGTAGACGTTGTAGCCGGGCGCCGAGCACGCGACGTTGGCGTAGTAGCCGAGGCGACCCTCGATCGAGTCCTCGCTCGTCATCGTGAAGAACGAGCCGCTGTCCCCGAGGTGGTTGAGCGGGCCGGGGCACTCGCCGCGGCTCACGAGCTTCCAGGTGTCCAGCTGTACGCCGTAGGCGATGGTGCTCGGACAGAACGGATCCGCCATGAGCTTGCAGACGCCGTTGTCCGTGTCGATCTCGACCATGCGGAACGACGAGCGCCCGGACGCGCTCTTCGTGTCCACGAAGCGGATCTTGTCCGCGAGGATGTTCTTGATCAGCGCCAGCTGGGTCGGGTGCATCACGAAGATGTCGAGCTTGGCGCCCTGGACGCGAGCGAACGCCTCCGCACGCACGAGGCGCTCGATCAGCGGCTCCGTGCCCGTGTAGCGCAGGCCGCCGAGACGCGAGGTGTCGACCGAGCGATCGACGCCGAAGAACGCCGTTGCGCCGGGCGCGCTCGAGGGCACCCACGCGCCGAGGCCCTTCATGCGCGTGTTCAGGTCACCGCTCACGTAGATGCCGTCACCGTCGGCAAACGAGATGAGGGTCGCGATGTTGTCGACGGTGATCGTCGAGGTGGATGGACCGCGCGACACGGCCGTGATCGTCGCGGTGCCGGTGCGCGCGACGGGAGGGTCCGCCGAGGTCGCCGCGCCGATCACCATGCCGACGTCGAAGAAGATCCCGTCGTTGGCGTTCGTCAACGTGATCACGTTGCCCGCCGCGCTCGAGCGCACGCCGCGGATGCCGGTGCCCGTGCGGAAGAGCTGGAACGCGATGCTCTCGTTCAGCGCCTTGACGGTGCTGAGCATCTCCTCGCTTCGCGCCGAGAGGAACGCCGCTGCCTCGCCGCGCGACATCGAGCCAGCGCCGCCCGAGGCGCGCAGCGTCTCGCCGTCGATGCGGATGACGCCGTAGTCCTTCACGGCCGTGATCGCCCACTGAACGCCACGGCTGCCGTTGCTCGCCGTCTGCGCCGCGGTGAGAGTGCCCGCGCGCCCCGCGTTGTTCGCGTAGACGGTCGGATAGTTCAAGCTTTTGCCCGTGAAGTCCGTGCGCTTGCCGATCATCGACAAGAACGGGGTGTCCAGTTCGTTCGTACGCCCGACGATGTCGGGGTACATCTCCTGCAAGGCGTAGTTGAACGCCGTCAGATCGACAGTCATGGATCGCTCCTCGCGACCCGTTCACGTCACCGGCCGCCGCCCATCATCCTCTCGAGGGCGCGCTCGAACCGGCTCTGCGACGAGTCGCTTGGTGGCGTGACTCTGTCGTCCGCCACCGATCGGGTCAGGGTGTGCGGCGCTCGCGCGCCGCGTGGTGCCTGGCCGGTCGGTGCCTGCTGCGGAGTGGCGGCGGTCGGCTTGGCCACCTCGGCCGCCAGCATGCGGCCCCACTCGGATTCGAGGATGGTACGGGCCTGCTCGCGCACGCGCAAGTCCAGGCGCTCCGCGACCGCGTCGAGCGTCACGTAGCCGCGCTCGGCGCGGATCTCGTCGGCGATCGTGTCGATGTACGGATCGTCGGGCTGCGCTGAGAGGAAGTGCGCCGCGGCCGGGTGCTTCGTCGTCGCGATCGCGCGGAGCTCCGCGAGGCTCTGTGCTCGCGCTCCCTTCTGCGCGTCAACCGTGGCGCGCTCCTGCTGCGTGCGAAGCTCGGCAAGCTGCGCCTTGAGCGCCTCGACCTCTTTCGCTGTGCCGTTGAGCTCGGCGCGAGCGACCTCGGAGAGCCTGTCACGCTCGGCCAGCTGCTTCGCGAAGGCGATGGGGTCGCGCCCCGTCTCGCGCAAGAACGCGTGCGGGTCGTCCTTCGCGAGCCGCGCGAGCCGCTGCGCCTCGACCGTGGTTTTCTCCTGCGCCGCGAGAGCGCGGGCGCGCTCCTCGAGGGCTGCGCGGTCGCGCTCGAGCTTCGCAGCCGCGTCGGCGTGCGCGCGGGCCTGCAGCTTCGCGATGGCCTCTGGGTCCGGCTGCGCCTGCGCGGGCGGCGTGGCCGGCTTCGGCGCTTCCTTGGGCGCCTCGGGCGGCGGCTGCGCGGGCGGTGCTGGTGGCGCTGCGGGTGCCGGCGCGGCCGGCGTGGTGAGCGCCTCGATCGCTCTGTCCATCGCGCTCGGCGCGGGCGCATCGGTCGCCGACGTGGCCGTCGTGGTGGTCGTGGTTGCTTCGCTCACTGGATCATTCCTCCTGCACCCTGGCCCGCGGGCATCGCGTCAGGGGACATCATCTCGGGTGGTGCGCCCGGTGGCGCCATCGGCGCGGGCGCGGCCTCGGGCTTCGGCATCGACGCGGCGAGCATCTCTCGCGCGGCCTCGCCGTACTGCCGCACGCACTCCATCCCCGGCGAGTCGGGGTCGGTGCCGAGTCGCGTCTCGAGCGCGACCGTCTGCGCGGCGAGGCGCACGGCGTACGCGAGATCGTGGAACGGGTCCGGCGCGATGTAGACGCCCTCGCGCATCATCTCGTCGATCTCCTTCTCTACCACGGTGCGCCCCCCGGACACGAGATCGAGCTCGCGGTCGATGTCGGGAAGCTCGAGCAGTCGACGCGCCTGATCACGCTCGATCAAGCCAGCCTCCACCATCTCCGCGACCTGCTGCTTCCGCGCTGCGAAGTCGCGCGCGAGCATCGACGTCGGGTGCGCCGCGATGATGTAGCGGTCGCGGTCGAGCTGGACGTCTCGCCACGCGACGCCTGACGTGCTCGTGCGCGACTCCTCGACGATGTGCTCTCGCTTCGCTGCGTCGTCGTCATCTGCGAGCGCGTCGACCGTCAGATGCGCGAGCTCGACGTGGAACGCTTCGAACGCGCGCGAGACGCTCATGGCGCGGTCCGCGGCCAGATCGTTGTACTCGCGCAGCGCCTCGCCGCTCGATAGGCCCGCGGGCTTCTGCGACGTGGCCGACATGCGCGAGACGCCGGGCAGGTCGTAGGACTGCTGCACCAGCTGGCCGAAGAAGTTGAACCACTCCGGGCCCACTGCCGTTGGCACGTCGACCACGGGCGGCTGCGTGCCGCTGTACTCGATGATCTGGCCGATGGTCCTGTCCATCTTGATCGCGCTTGGGTTGCTGCCCTTCTCGACGAACACGCGCGGCACCGCGACGCGGTTGAGCGCGCGGCGGATGCGCTGGAGCGTGTAGGTGATCTCGCCCTGGAGCGCGGCGACCTCTTCGGCGAGCGAGTAGCCCCAGAAGCCTTGCGTGCGCGAGGCCCAGCGAAACACGGCGATCGGGAAGCGGTCGCGCGTCCACGGCTCATCACAGATCACCGCGTCTTCGGTGCAGAGCACGTGGCGCCCTGCGTAGCGCATCACGTCGTCCTCGTCGTCGCTCGAGCACGACGGCAGGCGCCACGCCTCATACACGCGGATCACGTCGGCCGCGCTCGCGCCCTCTTCGCGGAGCTCTGGCGGATCGCCGGGCTCCCACGAGATGGGCTTGGCCTCGAGGATCATGCGACCGAGCTTGCTGCGCGGGCTGATCTCAAACCGCTTCATCAGCACGCCGCGATCGACGATGTCGGCGCGGTACATCGTGCGGGGCTTCTCGTTGCGGCCCTCGATGGCCGACACGACGATCGAGAGCGCGTCGA